TGCTCTTCCGATCTGGACACGTAATAGCAGATTGCACAAAATTTTCTTCCCCAACGGCTAAATCTTTGTGCAAAATGTCAATAGACACAAAATATAGTACCCACACCCCTTAGGGTAGGGGAGTGGGCACTAAATAGGGACTATTACAAGATATTAAAGCATATCAAATGTAATTTCACAGTTGATCTGTTTGCCGGATGCTACAGGGATCTGAATGACAACACTTGCGGTAGTATTATCATAGGATGCAGGCACAAGTGTGTTGTCGGTGGAATTATACAGATAAATATCTCTGTAAACGTTACCGGGGAGATCTGCAACAGGTATATCACCAAACGCGGACGCCACAGAGAACTTTGTGCCTTTATTGACACCCACGGTGAAATAGCCGTGAATTGCAATATGCAGATGCCTACCATCAAAAGACGCGAAACTAGCATCAGCCCCGTTCGTAAAGTTGGTGGTTGTAAGTTTTGTAATGTTGTTGATCTTAGCTGTCGTTATGCTGCGGCAGGTATTCCGACCAAGGGTCCATGCGCTAACCTGTTGTTGATATTCGGCATATTGGAGATCAATATTGCCACAATTGGGTGCTACATAAATGCCGACGCGCTGACATTTTACATCATTTTTGTTTGTAGCAAGGATCGTGCCCCGGATATTGTAGCACCCATCCAATATTTGGATGCCAATATTATTTTTCGGGGTTTCGACAGGGACCTTAAATCCATTTGCATCGAGCAACAACCCGGAAAACACAATGTTGTTACTCGTGTTTTCGACGATTACGCCGTTTGCGTAGCACTCTTGAACCTCGGTGTTACAAAACAGCTCACGTTTTGCACCATACAGATGCAACCCGCTGGATCCTGTAATTGTATGCGTGCTGTCATAAGATTCACGCCAACCATTCATTTTAATCGCCAGGTTACACCATTTGTTTGCCTCGGTTTCGCACAAAACGCCGTTATAGCAAAAAGTTACTACAATATTACATAATTCAGAATCCGAAAATTTAGCGTCAATGCCCAAATCGCACGTATCTATAAATGCGTTGATAATGGAGACGTATGCAATATAGTAGCTAGAATTGATGCCGATTTGCCACCCGGAAACGATAATATCCCTGATAGCACTATTGCGGCATTCAAGCGCGTAGGAATCGCCCTTGATCTTGCGGTATTCTTCATGATTTTGTTTTGCCGTGTCCATCCATGTTTTGTTACGGATATAAATGCCGCTTCCTGCCCCGTGGGTGGCCCCTACTCCATAAAGCGCTAGCGATTCGATACGAATCGTAAAATAAATGTCATCGTATGTATGAGGGGCCTTGTATTCAAGGTCATAAATAATTCCATTGCTTGCGGTGGTCCACACAAGGGCCGTGTCGCGCATGTTCTCGCCGATTATTCCGCACCCTCGTTTCATATATAGAGCCGCCGACATATAATAAGTTCCGCTTGGGAAATATACTGTGTGTCCGGCATCCAACAACGTTTGTAGCGTCGATGTATTTTGTGCGGCTGCACTCTGGTCGTCAGCTTTAATACCTGCTCCGGGGGCCGAGATATATGACTGTATATTATTTATACTATTTTTCAGCTCTGTATCGGCGTTTTCCCGGGCCGTTTTCTCTGCGTCAATAGCCGTATGGAGCTGTGTATCGGCGTTTTCCCGGGCCGTTTTCTCTGCGTCAATAGCCGTCTGGAGATGTGTATCGGCGTTCTCCCGAGCCGTTTTCTCGGCGTCAATAGCCGTTTTCTCGGCGTCAATAGCCGTTTGTAGCTGGGTGTCGGCGTTTTCCCGGGCCGTTTTCTCTGCGTTCAAGCCCTCATTAAATGCAGTGATAAGGTAGTGCAGAACTTCATTTGTGGAGCTGCTGACGCAGTTGGAGCCGGGCACGTAAGCATCACCGGCGGTCATTGCTCTTGTGACACGTACCAGCGCCCCGTTTACCCAGACAAGATCGTTGACCGCTCTTGCGGCTGTCGCGGTGGGGCTATGCCCCTCATCAATGGGCGTAATGGCTTTTTTCACATTGGCCCAAAGCTCGTCGAAATTGCCAATTTTGGTCCAGAACTCTGTACGGTCCAGAGAAACACCGGACGGCACCGGCTGCACGGAAAGATAGGCGTTGCCGTTGCTGTCCACAACAACGGTGTTTGCCTCATACTGGCTGGTGATGTCCCACTGAATTGGGTTTGCGTACTTGATCGTGGCCAGGCTGACGAAATTCGTAAGTTTGGTATTGAACTCGTTCAGCTCGTCCATAATCCAATCAAGATTGAGATCATGGAAATTGGTGTAGGGCGCTTTGTGAATAGGATTAATATTCATAAATCACATCTCCTTAATATACCAGCAAACAAAAGTTCGCCCGGATGTCCGTAACAATTTTATGGACTGCATTTTCCATTGCAAGGGTCAACTCTTTGGCAATAAGGTCTTGCGGGTCTCGTCCTGCTCGGCCCTTCTCGGTCACGGTGTCTTTGTAGCCGTCGTGCAATTCGGAAGCGCTTATATCGGTGGTTGTCTGATCGGTGGTGGTCGTGTCCGTGCCGCTGCTGGTAATGGTGTTCCCAGTTCCCAGGGCCGTTGTACTCTTTTCAGCGGTTTGCAATGTCCCGCTGTCAAAACCCGTTACATCCCGTGTAGTGCTGTCGCTGCCTGTATTCTGGCCGGTTGTGGTCAGGTTAGGCGCTCGGGTAGTTGTTCCCTTCACGCCGTTTGTACGGTTGATTGTGCCGCCGCTGGTTCCTGCATGGTCGGTGGTTCTGGTTCGGTCATCGGATGCCAAAGCATCATAGTTCAGGCCGAGGGCGGCAGCGTACCGGGTCCAGCTCGGAAGCATGGTTTCAGAATATACGCCAAGTGCCCGGCGCATTGTTGGGCCGTCCGCATATAATACCTCCAATTCCAGTGTATCAAACAGTAATTGATTGCAGACAGTTTCTTTAGAGACACTGTCGGGGACTTTCAAGTCGTCGAACAGTTCTGGGTATCCTGTCAATAGGCCGTTAAAGCTCAACGTTGCGTGCATCGTTGTTCACCTCCTGCGCCCCAGTATCGGGCGGAAAACGCCAATCGACCCATAAAGTAGATTTGTCAATTCCAAAGAGCTTGTGTACTCGCTCACACCCATGCTGCAAGCTGTCCAACCATAGAGACGCTTTGGCGGCTGTCTCAACGTTGTTAGAATTGACTTCGTCGGTTAACATCCGCTCTTTCTTGCTTGTGTTGGTGTTGGGGATGCCTACTTCAGTATCGAACTGGGCTTTAATTGTTTTAAGGGCTGTCAACAGTTCGTTAGTGATGAAGTTCCCTTTAAGGTCTGTCGCAAAGTACATCCATGGGGCCTGCCCGGATGCCCCATTTTTAGGCGCTTTGAGCAACGAGGAATCCACAAAAACTGCGGGATCGCCCTGCATGATCTGGTCGAACATCTTTTTAAAAGATTCTGCGCCTGACTTGTTACCAGCTGCGAACACATACGCCAACCGGCTGTTGATCAAATTGCTCTGGATGGTCTGGGCAGCAAGGGCCATCATATCCCCATAATAGGCAACAATATCCACCATACCGCGGTAATCGGGCTGCAAATTGATGATCTCGCACTGTTTCCCGATTTGCAAATAGGGGGACCCTTTGATAAAAGGGTTTGCAATGATGGAGTGTGTGGGATTGTAAAAAATGTTAATGCCGGTCAATCCCATTCGGTCATATACCAGGCCGTAACGGTCAGTATTGAACACCGTAACACCGCCGGAACCAAAAACAAGATATTGCAAGCGGTTACTGGGCCATGTGTTGGGGAGCACCCATCGGACCATAGACACGGCCTCAAGGAACAGATATTTGCGGAAATAATAGGATAAGCTGTCGCCCTTGGTGTGCATCACGGAGGGAGTCACCGGCGACACATGAGCGTTGATTTGCTCATAGCTGTAGGGCGCACTCATAACAGACGACCTCCTTTCTCTCCAAAAATCACAACCATGCTCGGAAAAGGCGCACTGTTTTTGCTGTCGCCAAATTTCAGCCGCCCGCGGATGAACCGAACCTCCGCCTTTCCGTATATGTAGTCATGGAACCACCTCGTATCTGTCCGCGCGGGTAGCAGCATTACCACTAATCCCCCCCGCGCAGCAGTTTCAAAGGCTTTCTTTACCCACTTGCCAATTTCCCGGCCATACGGCGGATTGCACCACACCCGGCCCGTCCAAGGCTGCGCAAGTCCGTCCTGTTCCTTCGTGTAGAATCTCCTGCACTTCGCGTTCTCCGGCGTGGCGCACACATCCAGCTCAAAGTTAAACTCCCTGTCCAACTCATCAAAGAATCTCTGCGGCGTCGCCCACACATCCGTCTTGCTGGAAAACATCACATTATTGTTCATCGTACGCCTCTCCCTTTTGCCATTTTAAACAGCAACCAAATAGGCAATTTACCAGTTGGCCATGGTCCCGGCCCGGGACCCGGCCCAGGGTCAGGGCCCGGCCCAGGGTCAGGGCCTCCGCCGGAGTCCCATTCTACCTCCCATGTGCCGACCTGATTTGGGATTCTGATAATGCTGGACGGGTCTCGCAGGTTTCCGGCGGCATCGGCGTACTCCCAATGCGTGTGAATGCCCGTTGCGTATCCAGTCTGTCCCTGTGTGCCAATAAACTGCCCCTTTGTGAGTGTGTCGCCCACGTTCCATATCTGTGAGGCAAAATGTGCTGCGCGCCAGGTGGTGCCGTCGGTCATTCTGACTTTGATCATATTGCCCCACGACTGATCGCCCGAGGTGCTGCCGTTCCAATGCTGGGCCACTACCACGGTTCCCGCTTCGGGCGCATAGGCTTTATGGTTGCCGTGGACTGTGTCAATGCCCCGGTGGGGGCTACCGTCAGAGTACGCCGGATACCCGGCGGTGACTCTGATTGGTGACACATCAGTAATACACTGTTTATATACTGCCATTGTTTACGCCTCCTACTCTAAAAAGAATCCATTTTTCATATAGCTTTTGACGCTGTCAATCTCGGCGGCGGTGGCAGGTAGCGCGATGTCGGGGTCGTCTACCATAATAAATCCCGGGATACTGAACAGTTGCACCTTTTGACACAGGGGCCGTCCGTGGTGTTCGTTGTTGTCGTCTGCAAGATCGTAAAAGGCCCCTGTCAAATACGGTGTAATACCGTATTTTGCAACGCTGGCCCCTCCGCCTTTTGATTGACTCGAAACGGTCATCTGTTGGGCACCGGAGGCAATACCATTGATAATATCGCCCCCACCAAAAAAGGACTCGACACCCCCGGCAATAGCACCCACCGCGGTTTGAATCAGCCCGCCCAAACTTGCTAATTCATTTACATTGGTAGCGATCTGCGCCAGCTGCACAGGTACAGAGACGTTGCCCGACGTGGAAAAGAAAATAGTGTTTAAATCTTTATTAAATGACAAATCCAGTATTGCATCCCCGGTACGGTAATCAACAGTTAATCTACAATACAACGTGCTTTGCAACACAAATAGGTTAGCGTTTAATTTGATTTCGCCAAAAGGAGGGCAATATAAAGTATACTCGGAATAGGGCGCTCCGTCTGTATAAACGCCCCTTGTAATGTGCTGCGGATGATGAGGAGTTGAGACGCTAAAAGTAAAAACGTTTTTGTCATTGGTATTCTGGATAACATAAGCGTTTCCCACGTTTTGCATTTTCCACCAACCGACGGGGATCTCCGTTATGGGGGTACCAATGGCCGCATTGCCACACGGTATCCAAAACGCTTTTGAAATGTACTGAATAGGATTAAACAGCGCTTTTGTCAAATTTGAACTGATTTCATCCGCGCTAATATCCAAATAATCAGTATTTTGCAAAAGAGCGGCCATGAGCTTTTGAAACGTGGTCGCGCTCATTGCAAAATAAATCGCACCACCAAAAGACACATACCCGGGCGCGTTGACCGCCACAACGAAAAATCCCTGACTGCCACTTTCTGGGTCATCTGTAAACGGCGTTGAATTTGCATAGATGGTTCTGGTGGTAATCGTTGCTTTTGTGGGGTACAAATTATCTACGATTTTAGGGTCATACTTTGTGGACGATCTCACAACATATTCGGTAGAATTGCCGATCTGATCTCGGTAGCTTGCCAGCGTATCAACAGTCAACGACGCAGTCCAGAGCGCATCGGAATATGTCCAGTTCTTTACCCAGTAATATCGGCTGAATGTGGGAAGATAGCAATAATTGAACCCGGTGGGGTCGCTGTGTGTTGCAATTTTGATCTCGGGGTTTATGATGTTGCAAGGGGATTTAAGGTCAATTCCGAACTCCTGCCCACCGCTGGGCCGCTTTGTGCTGTTTGTGCGCTTTGCAAACTGGTAAAATATAGCTTGCATTTTGCACCTCCTATAAAATAACCGGCGGGCATTTGCCCGCCGGTGCCGGTCAGGACTTCGATGGGTCCGCGTCCTTGTGCGTGGTGGTTTTCAGGGTGGAGGCTCTGGCTGCTCTGCCCGTGCTGGGCACAGTGACGTCTTTGGTGGACATCAGGAACAGAACGGCGTTCTCGGTGAAGTCATCGTACCACGACCAACCGTAATGATACCAGAAATTAGTATACAGACCACGGGCGTTCATGGGGGTAGGGACCACGCGGGACAGCTTCGGAGTGTATCCGATTGCATCCCAGTCCAGCAGACATCCGAACACATTGGACAGCTGCACCGCGGCATTCTTCTTTGCCTCACCGGTGGTTGTGGTCACAACAGGCGATGCAGAAATGGTTTCGCGCTCGTCGATGTTCTGCCAGAAAGTGACCTGCTCTGCATCGCGGTATTTCAGCATATTGTCGTGGAACACCTCGGGAATCACGCGGGCGTCGATCTGACTCTGCGTGCCGCTGTACAAATAGAGGTGCTGACGATCATATGGGGTGTGGCGCATGATGTTGTACGTCGTGCCGTCGATCCCCCAATTCTGATGCCAGTTGATGGAACGCTCTTTCATCAGGCGGGAAATGTCATTGATACGCCCATAGGCATACTTGGCGAACCCCGGGAAGTTCGCTTCCTTATACACGTCCTGCACGGTCAGGCTCAGGCCCTGCTGGGCGTTGTACTCGTCGAGCAGATAGACGACACTGCTCGGGCTGGTCACCGTCATGCCGGTCAGATGGTTGGCCATCAGGTTATTGGCGAGGTTCCGCCGGTCCGCCTCGATCTGGTTCGACAGATGCAGCACGAACGAGGACCAGAACTGCGCCAGTTCCTCAGGGCCTTTGAACGCCGCTTCCATCTGGGTATCTGCTTGCGTGTACACGCGGCTGTAATTGGTCTGGCCATAGTAGTTCGTTTGAAGGACTTTGGGCTTGTGGATTTCGTACATATCTACGCTACGGCCGTCCTCCAGCGCCCACGCCTTGTCAGTGACGGGGTCAGTGTCGCAGAAATTGATCTTCCGAACATGGTTAGACCAGTCGTCGCCCGTGACCTGCAAGCGCTTCAGGGGGGCGTCATAGGGACGGACGGCAAAGATGGTACGGCCCAACACCTGACTGATCGCCTTGGTGTAATTGTCGGTACCGGTCAATAGCGTAGCCTGCGCTACTGATACAAAACTCGACGTATCCACGATGGGCGACGTCGGTTCCTGGCCAGTGGCCATCTTGTTGATCTCCGTCAGAATTGCGGCAATGTCCGCAAAATCCATACCAAGAGGCATATATTATTTCACTTCCTTCCCATAGGTCGGGTCGATAATTCGGGCCGTCACCGTGGCAGCATCTGCCGCCGGCTGCGGCTGAATGCCAAGGCCGAGCGCATTGGCCTGCAACGTCTGGGTCATGGTCTGCATTGCCTGAGCGCTGGTCTGCTGACCCTGCAAAATCTGCTGCAGAAGGGTCTCGAGGCCGTCATACTGCGGCACGGGCTGCGGCGTGGGCTGCGGCACGGGCTGCGGCACGGGCTGCGGCGTGGGCCTCTCCATCGCTTCAATTTCTGCTTTGGTGTATCCGGCCATTGCAAGGGCCGCTTTTTCACTGATTTTCAACTTTAGTCGCCTCCATTACAACGTATGTGTCATGTGCCAGACACTTAACGATCAGGTCTTTGTCGCCTTTGGTGACAGGGCCCACGGCGCAACACTGCCGCGTGTGGGCGGCGTTGGCCCAGTCACTATAATAGGTAACGTTCAAACGAGCGCACAAATCAGCCAGCAGAAACGCACGTTCGTTTGTGATCGACTGGGCAAAAATGATATAACAACCCATGGTTAATCCCCCTTGAGTTTTGCAAAAATTTTAGTAAGAGGCCCCACCAATTCAGGGTTGATCGTCCCGATATTCTCGATGATGCTGCCAATTTCCATCAAGACAAAATAGGCGCAACCGATGGCCGAGAAAGACACATCGACATTGACGCCCAGAATAGGCAAGTAAAAATCAACGGCTGCAAGCAACCCCACGGCCAGAACTTCACCGAATTTGTGATAAAACCCCTGACGCATCACGCTGGAATCGAAACCCGTGGTAGAAAAGGCTTTCACCAACCCGCTGATAACATCCATACCGATAAACACCAGAACGGCCAACACTGCATAAACGTTCATATAACATCACCTCCCATACAGATACAAGTAAATCCCAGGTTCTTGCGCTGGCTGACGCTTGCCCGCCCCTTCTGGGGGCTGCCTGTGGGCACCTGGGATTAACTTTAGTATATACTGCCCGTTTAAAAAAGTCAAGTACCGCAATACTCGCGAAAGAAAATTTCATCCGAGTAACGCTCAAATTCAATCTGACGCTGCAAGTACGTGGGCCAGATATACCCATATGCGGCCCTAAATCGTTTTCGCTCATAGTCACCGGTTCCATACGTGGGCATCTCGCCAGACCGATGCCTACACACATAGTAGAGGGGTTTACTCTTGTGCTCATAGATGCAGCACCGCCCAATTTGAACAAGTGGGTAGTATTCCCGGAGGGGTCGGGACACGACAAGACTTTTCTCCTCGGCGCTGTATTGGTTTTCAATAGCGGACCTATAAAAATCTGTACCGGTCATAGACCTATAGAGGGCCGTATTGGCTTTCTCTTTGGCAATAGGGCTGTCCACAAGATCAATCAAAAGAACCCCTTTATCGGCCAGCAGCTTGACGCGCTCTTTCTTACCGATCATTTTTTCAACCGTATCTGTAATTTCCCACTGCATATAATAGGGGTTGGCCATGCCAACAGCGTTCGACATACATAACAACGTCAAGGGCTTTTGCCCTTGCAATTCGCGGTTACGGTTGACCGTTTCATAAATGTTGGCAAGGCCGACTCCCTCGCCGCGCCGGTAATAATCAGATTCTTCTTTCTGGTATTCGTCCAAGATAATTATATTGGTATGGGGGCTTGAAAAGCCGCGGGTGCGTGCCAGTGTGACAACGCTTCCCACAACTCCCGACATCTGGGCCGGTTTAATGGGGTTTCCTGTATCGGTATAGGCCCCTGCATTGCCCACTTCATAGAGACCGGCAATTTTAGGCAATTTAAACGGAGCGTAATGCGTTTGCAGATCATCGTTCAAAGGAGACCACGGCCACATACTGGGCGACGCGCAAATAAGTTCAGCTTGCTGCGGTGTGCGGCGCAGATACAGAAATTCGTCTCCGGTCTGGTGGACGTGCTTTAGCGCTCCGTAGGTCTTGCCGGTGCCACGCCCACCCCATATAAAAATGATCGGGGCCCCGGTTGACAAGATGCCATCCTGTTCGGAAAAGTTCGGCCACCCTTCATCGGTGTACAGTTTAATCATCAGACAACCTCCATAATCTTGTACCCTAATATCTTTGCATATTCGTCTGTGATGCCCAACGTATATGTATTATCACAAATACACAGGTTTCTTGTTATATGTACCGTGTGCCCGTCAACCACAAAATCAGGCACATTGGGCCGGTCATTATAAATAACCTGATTTCCGGCGGCAAGACAGAACGTAAAGCCGGGCTTAAACACCTCGAAACCACCCCACAGGGCCAGCTCTAAACCGCCTTTCCGCTTGCTCACTCCTGCTATGGTAGTAGTGATCGGCCCGCCCTTTTTATAGGTAGTCGCGTATTTTTTAGCGCCCCATGTCATGAACTCCGCATAGCTGCGCTCTTGCTCGTATACCCCCATGTAATGAGTATTACCTTTGGGGTCTGTAGCGCAAGCACCGTTATCTTTCGCAAGCTGTTTCACCGCTTTGTTAAACTCCGCTAAATCAATATTACCCATGTATTTGACACTGTCTGTATCGCAGTACACGCCATTTTTGCCCGCGGCCCATTGCGCTTTTTTTAGGCGCTTGCGGGTGTGAGCGGTTGTCCATACGCCCCATTGGTAAGGCAGAAACAAGTGTGGGCGATGCTCGTTATAACTGCCCTCCGGGTCGTCGGTGCATTCGCTCCAAAGATTGTCGGGGTCGTCCTCGTCAAAAAGTGTGTCCAGCTGCAAGGGGTCCTGTGCGGTCATGCCGTAGTAGCTATTGAGATCCCCCTTGGACTTGACATAATACAAATCTTGACCGGCCACACCTTTAAGAGATGTTTTGCCGGTATAACTCTCTTTTACACAATCCGTTAAGGGCTTTGGCAGTTTGCCATACTCGGACGTGTACAGGGCCATAACGTTAAGAGCGTCCCAATCATATTCTTTGGCAATGATTCTAAAATCTATATCGGTTATGGTGATCTCGAAATGTTCAGCAGACAGCAGACGGCCATTGTCGTTAATGTATCCTTCGCACTGCCGAACCTTTGCAAGGGGGATATATGGGAACCCCCACCACTTGAAACGCTGGCGCAAACCTTTCACTTGCAAGCGCATCAAACACGCCTTGCCGTGCCTCATACATTGCATTAACCGCTCAACGGTGGCCGGTTCCTGCCTAAATGGAGTCATAGGAAAATAACATTCACATTGTACGGCAGGGTATGCGCTCGACATGTCCACAGAACCAACGTTTTCCAAATGTAACCCCACATAATAGCGGTTAGCGTGCGTGTCACCGCCCCGGAACGCCTCCCGTAACATCTGGTACAATTCCCACGACGGCAAAAGGCGCTTAACCCGTTTAATGCCCCATTTATACATTGCTTCGCGTGCCATCCGCCGGACGTATCCGGTGCGCGTTAATGGTAGAGTGTACAGGTCGTCACCATCTCGGTTCATCTCGATCAACAAGCATTCCACAATGCACCGAACATCATTGACACAATACGCTAATTCTGTAGACGTTAAGGGAGTCCATGGGTACCGAACTTTTGAATAATCAAGTGCCCCGGTCAATTTGGCATGAGGGGCGCCAAGCTGTTTGCCCCAGGCATCAAGGGACAAATTGCTGTGTCGCATACTGCATCTGTATTCTATAGCGCGGTTGTCACATTTTAATACCCTGCGCGGCTTGCTGGCGAACACATCACCAGGGCCAAAATCCAGAATACCCGACAAATATTGAAATTCATGTGAGAGGTTGTGAACATACATGCACAGATACCAGTCGCCTTGTGGGCCGCTGCTGGCTTGCAAGTAATCGCTGATTGCTCCCGTAAAGGTCATCCACTCGTCCCACGTCCTACCAATAATGGTAATATCCAGACCGAGTTGACACTGCCAAATATACATTATGGTGTGAGGATTGTCATCCGCATCAACACATACTCGGCTAGTCTCAATATCAAATGCACACGGCATATTCACATACAAGCGCTTCTTGTTTGTTTTGCGTTTCTTGCCTTTTGTGTGCTTGCGGTCTAAATGCTCCATAAGCCACGGGACAGGGTTATAATTACAAGCCTCCACCAAAACCTCCGCGCAGGTCGGTGGAACTGCTGTTGTCGCTGTAGTCCCATTCTTTACCATAGTTGACCTTGCCTTGCTGCCACTTTACAAAATCGTCGATACTGACATTGTAGCCGCCTTTCTCGCGCCAGTACATAACCGGCTGGTCGGACGGATAGTAATAGACGCCCGATGCTTTCACGATCTCCCACCACTCTGACAGAACAGTATATTGATCTTCGGGCACGTCGGCAATATCAATACCGCCAACTTTCATTTTTTGCTTGAATTCCTCACGGGCCCCGCCAACGGTGGAACCTTTAGAACGCACAAAACGCGCTACATCCGCAAGCGCCTGCTCCAATGCTTTTCGGTCTTCTCGCATTGCCTTTAGGGTCGGGAAACCTCCGGCAAATTCTTTATAAACGTCGCTTGTGCCGCTAATGGGGTCTTTTGATAGGCGCTTAATACGTTTCTGTGCAATGTCGCGCAGTCGTGTATATTCTTTGCGCATCTGATTATCAGGCCATGATTCCAACGCATAGGGGGTGTACAGCTCGGAGCTGTATTTAAGGGTAGCACTTGCTTTAGCTGCACCTGCTGCCATGTTTCTCGCGCTCCTTTCTATCTAAAATCATATAATACCAGTCCAGAGGGTCCGCTTCAATGCCCAAGCCGTTGAAAATGATTTCGGCCCATTCAGAGCGGAAAAACTTGACATCATTGGTTGCGACTCCACTATATACAATGGCCGTTGCGAGATAGATCAAAGAGTCATCACAGTTGAGTAATGATACTCTGTTATCTTTACTTTTCATGGGGCCTCCTATAATAAATATGGGCGGCCATAGGCCGCCCGCCGGTTAGAACGGCAGATCACCCGAATCGCCGGCCTCACTCTGGCCGGAAATGATAAGTTCGGGGTAGCCCCTCTCGTTCTCCTTAACAGTTAGCTCAACATTGCACAAAACGATCTTGCGCACCCAGTCGGAAATGACATTGTTTTCATCTACATTGATAGAAATACCGGGAGCCCAGTTCATATTTTCAGAGGATTTCAGCCACATTTCACCATCTTCGACCTGTACGGAGCCCTCAACTTCAGACAACTTAACAAATGTCTTATTTGTTTTGCGGGCGCTCTTGCTGGAAGTGCTCTTGCTGGAAGTGCTCTTGCTGTTACGGAAATTCATAATATTTGTCCTTTCTGCCCTGTCATTATCAATACCGGGCGGGCGGTCCCGATAGACGGCCCGGAGGCCGTTTCGACTTAATTCTTGTTATATAAGGAGTACATAGCCTGTACCCCGTCACGCACATGGGCCGCGCCCTGATACATAAGATCGGCTGACAAGCAAGTCCCTTTAAAACCCTCAAGGGCGTGCACTTGCTCATCGCAATGAAAGAGGGCTTGCCGATAACCAGCCAACCATGCACGGTCAGTTGCTGCTCTGGTGGCCTCCTTGGGGTCCTCATATTCGCAGCATGTCAATTTGCCGTCCGGGTGAATCTCGATAATGAATTTACGCATTTCCATTTATAGCACCTCCTTTCGTTTTTCAATCTTTACCAACAAGTCCAAGCTCTATAGCAATACCACGGACGCCAAACAACATAGCCCGATAAAGGTCGGCGTATGTATTGTAGATTTCGTCCCCGGTTTGACGATAAAGATCACTATTGTAATCTACCGTCAATTGTAACTTATTAAGACGATCAAGAATAATATTTTGTTCTTTACGTGTCATAATAATCACCTTTTCTTGTTTCGTGTTTCTTGTTTCTTTCATTGTCTATATTATACCATACACTAAATTGCATATGTTGCTATTTACATTGTAAAAATTGCTGTACTCCCCTACCCTAAGGGATGTGGGTACTATATTTTGTGTCTATTGACATTTTGCACAAAGATTTAGCCGTTGGGGAAGAAAATTTTGTGCAATCTGCTATTACGTGTCCAGATCGGAAGAGCA